GATGGCTGCTCCTTCACTGTTGAACCTGAATTTGACCAGATGCGCCGATGCCAGCGCCCGGTGGCTTTGGGTCATCAGCGTTCCCATGGGCTGGTCAGCTGCTACTGGCTTACCGGCATACATCGGGCCGCCGGCCCCGACCATCACGGGGCTGGCCATCATCAGCTCGCCACGGTTGGCCGCAGTAACTGTTGGTAGTGGATCGCCCGGGTTGTTCACTCGGTCGGCGCCCTGGTGTGTTGCTGGAAGAATCACCGGGCTTGCCATGGCGAAGGATCCACCGCGCGGCCAAGAGGTCACCGTGCGAAGTGGCTCATGCGCCGACTGGGCCAGTTCGCCCGACCAGTTGGCTATCGGCACGATGAAAGGCTGCGGGTTGTCCAGCACGAACTTCTTCATGCCCTTGGCCACGCGTCGAAGCGTTGCAGCTGCCAGCTCCTTCTTGCGACCGAAGATGCTCTTGCTCGGCACGTTCCAGTCGATGCAGTCGGCGGCCGTGCGCCACTTCTGCTGGCCCTTGGCTGGTTGCTTGGCGTGGGTAGGCTCTGGCCACACGATGGGCTGGCCGTCGCAGCGGGCAATCATGAACAGCCGCTCCCGGCTGGTTGGTGCGCCGAAGTCGCATGCCTTGATGATCCGCCATTCAACCTGGTAGCCCATGCCTTCAAGCAGGTGCACGAAGCGGCGCCAGGTGATGCCGCGGCGCTTCGGGTCTGGCACGAGGAACTGCTGTTGCACCGGCACACGCTCTCCGACAGCAGCGACCGTGCCGTCCAGCTTCATCACCCGCCCGGTGTTCTTGTCGCGCTTGGCCATCAGCGGACCCCACTGAAGGATCTGCTTAACGTTCTCTAGGCTGATCACCCGAGGCTTCTTCTTGCCGGCCCACTTCAGGCCGATCCAAGACAGGTTGCGGATCTCGCGCTTTCGCGGCTGGCCGCCAGCAGCCTGGCTGTGGTGAGTGCAGTCTGGGCTCATGTGGAACCAGCCAACCGGCCGGCCCTGGCATTCTTCGTCCGGGTCACCTTCAAACACGTCGGTGGTGAAGTGGCGCGCTGCAGGGTGGTTGGAGGTGTGCATGCTGATGGCTGCGGGGCTATGGTTCTTGGCCACGGTCACCGGCCGGCCCAGACCCATTTCCAGGCCGGTGCCGGCGCCGCCGCCACCGCAGAAGAAGTCCACCACGATCTCATCGTCTTGCGGGTCGAAGCCAAGGCCGTACTGGGTTTTGAAGTCGAGCGGGTTCTTTTTCTGGAATGCAGACATGCGCGGTCCTCGCCAGGGTGGCGTGATTCGTTTATGTGGGGTATTTAGTCGACAAGCGGCATGGGGCCGCATTGGAGCAGACGTGAATACAAAGGAACTGAAAAAGTTTTTACGGATACCAGACCAGCATGAATTCAGGTCTGGGGACGGCGTCATGGAAATCACCGCCGGCGTAGATACCTGGAATTTCTACGAGATCGACGAGAATGGAAAGACAATCGCTCACTACCTGATCGTTGAAACCCATGATCATGAAGGCAGTGGAAGCCTGACCTGGAAGAAAACCAAAAAAGGATGAGCCCCAGTTATCTCACGCTGCTAGCTTGGTGTCGTGAAACACATCCATCTGCGCGGAGCCCTGCGCGTAGGCGCCGCCCTCACCGGGGGGTGCTTGGTAGTGGCAATTTGATGTCATTTGGGTTATAGGATTGTAATCCCATCCCAGCGAGTCGAATCCCCAGATGGACCGCGAGCCAACAAACCAGGAAGTCGCAGCAGTTCTCGGAATTGATGAGGATCAGGTTGATAAGTACCGTCAGGAAGCTGTGCTATTGGGCGACGGTTCCTGGCTGATCCACTTTTCCTACGACATGCCGCGAGAGCTGCGGCACAGCTTCACCGGGAGCTTCACGGCGATCGTCGAATGCGAGGCATCTTCTGTTGACGCTCGCTCAGTCGACTGAGGCTGGCGGGTAGCGAAGGACAGTCAGGCGGCGATCGGGAACTGCTTGGCCAGGACCTGCTGAACTGTCGCGATGATGCGGCAGAGGTAGGCCCAGTCCGGGTTCGGCTCCATGGCATCGGCCGGTAGGCACCACCACTCATCACCGAAGATTCGATGCATGAATTCGCGATGGGCACCGCCACACTCGTCGAGCGAGTTGACGAAGCGTACATCCTCGGCCTCGTCGAAAAGGCTCCTGGCATCCTCGCCATCCAGGTCGCGCTCACGGCGCATCCGCAGGATCATTTGCCGGGCCCTGAAGGCCAGGGCATCACCGCTGAACCGCCGAGAGCTGAGGGCGCGGTCGAAGTAGCCGATGATGTAGGCCTCGTTCAGCTTGCAGAAGAACTGGCCGATGTTCAGGCCATCCCACATGCCGCCCCAGTAGGCGTGCCAGGTCTTGTCGAAGCAGCTGACAGTGATCTTGCCTTTACAGGGCGCGAGGTCTTCCAGGTAGACGCTGATCGGGTCCAGGCCCTGAACCTCAGTGATCAGCAGCTTGGTGACGGTCGATGTCTCGACGTTCATGGCTTTCTCCATGCATGCGCCGCCCTCCGTGGCCGGATGCGGCATGGTGGCAATTTGGTGTAGTCTTCCCAGCTCGTGATTTAAGGAACAGATCATGGCGACGACCAAGCAGCACGCATCAGATTCCAAAAAGCAAAGTACCACTGAAGAGGTTGTCAGAAAAAAGGCATTTATAGTAACTCCAATAGGAGGCGCGGACTCTGCAACTAGGAGAGCTGCGGATGGATTAATAAGCTCGGTCCTCAAACCCCTACTAACTGAATTAGGTTATGAGACATACGTTGCGCATGAAATATCTCTAACCGGGTCTATCAGTCGGCAAGTGATAGAGCATATTTTGGAGGATGATTTGGTGATTGCAAATCTCTCTGAATTAAATCCCAATGTCATGTATGAACTTGCAGTCCGCCATTGTACTGGGAAGCCTGTAGTCGCAATTGCCGAACAAGGCACCAGACTGCCGTTTGATATTGCTGATGAACGAACCGTGTTTTATACGAATGACATGCGTGGTGTAGTGGAATTGGCTCCCGCATTGCGAAACGCAATCCAAATGTCTGTGGCCAAAAGTGAGCAGGACAACCCAGTGCTTCGCGTTAGACAGCATCGTGCGCTGATGGAGTCTTTGGATCAAGGTGATGCGAAAACTATATTAATTGATAGGCTTGAAAATATTGAATCTTTATTGAAGCGGCTGAGCTCCATGGAGAAGGATGTAGGTATTTCAAAGTCGGGTATTGTTTTTATTGTGGAGGGTGAAAAGCAAAGTATTGAAGCATTTGTTTCAGTGCTTGCCTCTTATAATCAGGCAATAGAAATGAAAGCTAAAGTTAAGCAGGATGGTAAGACGGAGTTTTCCGTCAAGGTCTCAGGGGTAAGTAATGTCGATGTGCGCAGGATTCAGTCAATCGCAAGCGACAATGGAGTATCAATTATTCGAATTGAATATGGTTGATTAGATTTCTGGGGTGGTCGCTAAAAGTTGGCCAATTACAGTAGGTTTGTACTAATAGCAAGGCGTCAGATCATTAAACTTTGTGTACGGATCTTGAGGCGGCGTTTTTAATCAAGCAGAGTTGCGCCTGAGCTGCTCCACCAAATGCGTCGGCAGGTGCTTGATGGTCAGACTGGCGCTGTCTTGTTCGAACTTGACGCGCTTGCCGAGCAGGTGCGCTTCGAAGCTGATCGACATGCCTTCGGCGCGACCGGTGTAGCGACGGTACTGGTTGAGGGTGCGCTTGTCGGCTGCGAAGTTCTCGGAGATCCCGTATTCCCCTGCCCGGATAAATTCGACGAAGGTCTTGGGGCTGTCCTCGTTCATCAACTCGGATAGTTCGTCCAGGCTGATAGGCTCGCCGATCTTTCCTTGTGCCTGTGCGTAGGCCATCAGGTTGTGGCTCTTCTCGCTGGCGGTGTCGTCTGCCAGATCCTCGGCCTTCACGAAGTCGGCGAAGGCCTTGAGCAGCGTGCGTGTCTCGCCGGGGCTGTCGATACCTTCCTGGCAGCCGATGAAGTCGCGGAAGTAGTCGGAAGCCTTGCGGCGGTTCTTGCTCTTGATGAACGAGATGTACTGGCGCGAGGCTGGGTTGTGCTTCCACTCGCTGAGGTTGATCCTGGCTGCGAAGTGCAGGGCGCTGGTGTCCAGGTGGCGCGACACGGACACGGTGAGGTCATCCGCAACCGAGGTCGTCTCAGTCTGGCGCAGGATTGCGATAGTCAGGTAGTCGGTCATGCCTTGCTGGTAGAGGGCGAACAGGATGTGCCCGCCGACTGACAGGTTGGATTCCTCCATGAGGCGGGTGAGGTGCTCCACCGCAGTGCGAGTGAAGTCGATGAACTCCATGTCGCCGCTCACAACCTTGGCCAGCCAGCCGCTGAGGGGATAGGCGCCGGATTCGCCGTGGAAGAAGCCCCAGGCCTTGCCGGTCTTGGCGTTGTAGCCGTCGTTGACATCGTGCACCAGGTTTTCGATGGCGCCGCTTACCGGCAGGCTGGCGCTGGCCATGTGCAGGGCTGCGGGGCTGCCGTCCGGCTTCTTGTCGATGAAGTGCATCACTGCGTGGCGAATGGGCATGGGTGATCCTCCTAGGCCGGCTGGCGGCATGGTGGCAATTTGGCTTGGGATGGGGTATTACGGATGACCGGCATGGGGTCGGATACAGGGCGTTTAGATGGCTTTCGAGAAGAGAACTCGCAAATTCATCAATGGCATCGACAGCGCTAAAGCAGCTGCCGAAGCAGATGGAATAGAGTTAACGGCCGATGAGGCTGCTAAAGCTGCGCTACGCAAAGCGCTTGGGGCCAAGAAGGGGAGGCCCAAGAAAAAGAAGCGCCGAGGAGGATCAATGTTCTTGCCCGGAAGCTTTGAAAGTTCTTCCAGGTGATACCCCGCCTAGTGCTGCATGCCTTGCGCGTGCTCGATCACGTAGATTCCTGTGTCGTCCGGATCGTCGCCGAGAATCAGATCAGGCGCGCGCAGCTCGCGACCGATGCGGAACTGGTCGAGTCGTCGCGCCACAAAATCCGAAACAACAATTTCGTGGCGCGGCGCACTAAGGAAGTGGCGGGCCGCTTCAGGCCCTAATTCATGGATGCGGTGGATCATCAGGGTCATGGCTTCGCCGTTTTCCTCGACGCTGGCCCAGGTCTTTATCTCGGTCAGTGCCTGTTTAGTCCCTGGTCGAACCTTCAAGCGCAGGTCTTCTTCCTGCAACCGTGCGGCTTTGGCTCGGCGTTTCTCGTCGCGCTCCTTGGGTGACATCGCCATACGGCACCTCCATGATTCCGCTGGGCGGGATGTGTATGTGCAGCTGGCGGCGACGCTGCTGCGTGAGCTTCTGGATTCGTCTCATGGGTGGCACACCTCAATGGGCGTTTTCTTCGTCGAGCCAGACGGCATAACCACCAGTAGACGCTTGTTTCCTCGGTATACGCCCCAAGGCTGACCAGTGGACCTGGCCATGGCCGCCGCGTACTTCACGGCGGGCACAGGCTGAGACAGGGTGGCGATCATGCGCCCGCCAGGTGGTGGAGCGGGGCGAACGGGATGTCGTCGTCGAAACTCTCGTAGTCAGGCGGGGCGGACTGCTGGCTCTGCTGAGGCGCCGGTCGCTGCTGGTAATGCTGGCGCGGCTGCTGCCGTTGCTGCTGTGGCTGGCGCTGTTGTTGCTGGCCGCCGCCCTGGTTGTCCGGCCGCCCGCCCAGCAGCTGCAGGGTGCCGCCTATGTCGACGTTAATTTCCGTGGCGTATCGCTTGATTCCGTCCTGCTCCCACTCCCGCGTCTTCAACTTGCCCTCGATGTAACACTGCGAGCCCTTGCGCAGGTACTCGCCAGCGATTTCCGCGACCTTTCCGAATAGGACCACGCGGTGCCACTCGGTCTTCTCAATCTTCTGGCCGGTCTGCCTATCGTTCCAAGATTCGCTGGTGGCCAAGCTGACGTTGGCGACCGCGGTCCCGTTCGGCAAGTAGCGGATCTCCGGATCCCGGCCGCAAGTGCCGACCAGGATGACTTTGTTGATGCCCCTCATGCTGCTTTGCTCCTAAGCTGTTTTTCAAAGCCATCTACCAACAGCTTGAACTCCCACAGGTCCTGCTCAAGCTGCTCGATGTAGTCGTCATCGCGCTTGAACTCACGCCACCAGAGCTGGCGGCCTACCGGCTTGAGGAGGGGGCAGTACATCCCGATGTGCCACCATTTCCGGCCAGTGATCCACATGCAGCCCTGCACCTGGTCGATGACATCACTGGCGTCGTTGTCGATGTGGAAGGCGCGGAGCTTGTCCGGGGCCAGGAAGCACTTGTACTCGCTTCCGCCGTCTTCACCGATGAAGCCGTCCGCGCTGGCGCCGAACGCGCCGTCGTCTGTTTTGACCAGGCCGACCTGCGTGACGATCAGGCCTGTCTGGATTTCGTGCTCCATCCGCGCCTCCGGCTCCAGTTCATGGCCGCGGCGCATCTGCCAGGTCTCGAACCCTCCATCGAGCGGGGCGCCCCCGATGCGCTCGACGGCCAGCTCGAAGGCGTAGGTGAGGGCGGCATTCGATGGCTCGCCCACCTTTTCGCCATCCAGCGCCCTCTGAACAACCTCCGCCTTCGGCCCGGCCTTATATCCGGCAAGATCGCGCGCCTTGGCTTCACTGTGCCCCGCCAGAATGGCGTCGACGTAGGTTCGCTGCTGCGCGGTCAGCCCATTGACCTTCGAGCGGGCGGTGCTGAACATGCTGGCGGTGATCACTCCAGCGCGGGCCTGCAGCCACTCGGGCGAGCCTTGGGTGCAATTGACGATGATCATGGGGTGGCCTCCAGTACTGTTTTCCGCTTGGTCACGGCGATCTTCACCGCGTCGTATCCGGCTTTGTCGCCGCTGGCCTGCATGACCTTTACGGATGCCTGCCATACATCCTTGAGCTCGTCGGGGGTTGCGGCTGCTTCGACCTGGGCCAGGATGTCGCCCAGCGCCTGGGCCCGCATTTCCGCCGTATCTGAGCCATCCGACGATTGCGCATCGTCGTCCCTGACGTCGCCGGTTGTGATGTTCAGCAAGGCGCACATCACGTAGCGCTTGCCGTAGGTGGTGGACGAGCCGACGGCTTGAACATCGTTCCGGCCTTTGCCGATGTCGGCCGGCAGGGTCATGGTTGTCTGCTCGCGGTGGCCGTCGCGGTGCATCAGGATGCCGGTGACGCTGATCGACTTGTCCTGGTTCTCCACCTTGAAGGTGATCGCGAAGCCGTGCCGCTGCATGATCGGCTTGACCACCCGGGTGATGTCGTCGAGCGTGGCGTAGGCGTTGCCGGTGTGCAGATTCACCGCCGCTTCGAACACGGTCGGGATCTCGCATTGCATCTGCGCCATGCCGGCGTTGAAGGCGGCTTCTGCTGTCTTGGCCTGCATGCGCTCATGCATGGCCAGAAGCCGCTCCATCTTCTCGATGTCGCAGGCTGGGTCGGCGGCTGCTCGGCTGATCACCGCCATGATGCTGTTGTCGACGGGGCCGGGCGCAGCCACTGCCTGGCGGCGCTGTTCCGGCACAATGATTGCGCTGGTCATGGTCTGTGCCTCAGTAGGTGATAGCGATGTTCGGGATCTTGCGCTGGGCAATCAGGGTGATTGCCTGCTTGGCGCATTCCTCGGTCATGCCGCCGGCGACGAAGGCCTCCAATGCGGCGCGGTTGATGCTGGCCCGGTGCGCCTTGTCGCGCTCGCGGGCCTCTTGCTGCCGGAGGATTTCGGCTGCTGCTGCATCGGCGCGGCGACGTTCTTCCTGGCGCGCCTGCTCGGCTGCCTCCTCTTGCCGTCGAGCGGCGTCCTGGCGCTCCTGCTCCATTCGCTGCTCGGCCGCAACGCGGTCGGCCTCGGCCTGAATCCGGGCGCGCTCGGCTTGTTCGGCTTGCAGCTTGAGTTCCAGGCGCTGGTTCTCGGCTTCGCGCTCTTGTGCGGCAGCCTGGTCAAGCAGTTCCTGCTCGCGGCGGGCTGCGGCTTCACGCGCTGCCTGCTGCTCTTGGGCCACACGCTGACGCTCCGCCTCAACTGCGGCCTCCTGTGCCAGGCGGATACGGTCCTGCTCGGCCCGCTCTTCTGCTTCGCGGCGCAGGCGGGCCAGTTCGGCCTGTTCGGCGTCGTACTTCTGGCGGGCGACCAGGGCGGCCTGCACTGCATTCAGCGAAGCCTCTTTGGTCCGAGCTGCCTCAGCCTCGAATTCCTCCCACGCTTCGCCCAACTGGAACGCGGAGAGCTCACTGAGGCGCGCCTGCAGCTGCTCGGCATCCAAGGTGCCCAGCTCGGCGGCCAGGTCCTTCATACGGTTGATTTCGTCGTTGTGGCGGTCGATCCGAGCATCCTCGGCAGCTTCCCACTCGGTGAGCGGCCGGCGCGTTTCATCCCGCAGCGTGTCCATCTTGGTCACGAAGTCGCGAAGCTCAGCCTCGACCACCTTCGGCATTTCCTTGAGTCGGCGCAGGTAGTCGCGCCCGGGCTTCTCGACGGCGGTCTTCGACTTGCTGACCTTGGCGGCCAGGCTGGCGATGCGCTCGCGGCCTTTGCGGGTGGTCAGATCGGGCACTTCGCCCTGGATCTCGCCCTTCACCAGGTCGATGAATTGCTGCAGGCCGCCGGCCACGTAGATGGCCGGGGCGTTCGCTTCGCTGATCTCTTCGATCGCGATCAGTTTCTGTTCCGCGGACATTGGAAAACCTCGCGCCAGGCCGGCGCCGTCAGTTGGGATAGGGAAATGCCAGGTCACCCAGATTGGAGGTACGCTCCAGGCCCTGGCTGCGGTGGATGGTTGCGCGCTCTCGCCGCTTACGCTCCGGGTAGGTCCGGTTACCCCCTAAGGGCCCGCCGGGCTCGGGTGCGTGTGATTCAGGAAGTGATGCTGCCGGCCAGGGCGCTGGCAAGCATGAAGAAGGTGCAGGCGAAGAGCATGGAGAAGGAGCCGCGCCAGAACGCCCAGCGTCTGGCCTGCTGACGGCTCACGCGCGGACCTCATAGGCGAGGGTGCACATGCCGCAAAGGTAAGCGCGGCCCGACCAGGCAGCAGGATTCTCGATATGAGCCAGGCGCGCCTGGTTCATGGCGTCCTCCATGGTCAGGCCCTTGAACACCAGAAGGATGCGGTCATCTGGCACCGCCTGGGCGACCTCTGCCACCTGCTCGTCAACGATCGACATGAAGAGCCTGCTCCACCGGCTCCAGATATAGACCCGATTACCGCTGAGATACTTGAGGCCTACGGCCACATTGGGAGGTCGCGGCAGTACGTCGGGATGGTTGGGGCGCCCGCACCGATCTCGCCTGCAATCATCGGTCAGTATTTGGAGCGGTACCCTTCGGCAATTTGCCGGGATGAGTTTGACGCCTCGATATTCGCGCTAGACGACGAGTTCAGGCGGCATTGGGACGAGCAGCAGGAGAAGGCAAGGAGCAATACGCATCCGAAGAAGCGATAGCGGTTTGAGGGCTTTGTAGCATCCAGACATAGTGGTAAATTGCTGCCATCACCCAAGGAGCAAGCTCATGAATAAGGGAAGTATCTTCGCTGCACTCGTCATTCTGGCTACTCCCTCCATCGCCAGCGCTACTGCTGAATCCAGCTCTATGCCTATGAGCTTTGAGAAGTGCCAAGCTACCCAGGCCAACACCATTGCGCAACTTAATGTTCCGTCAGGCGACATTGTTCAGATAGTCAACACCAGTTCAATGACCATGACGAGGATCTATGTTGACGATGGCAGCGTCCTGATTACGTGTAGTGCGCCTGATAACAAGATGGTTATAACTAAGTCATCCGAAGGGCGCTGATCTAACGAGGAGAAAGAATGCACATTTTGATTGGTGTAATCCTCGTTTTGCTTTTCCCCTTTCTTCTGGCCATTGTGGCCGGTGCATGGGTAAGCTATTGGGTTGTGCTGGCTTGCTCCATCCTGGCCTACGGAGCATTTTTGGCGTTGCGTCATGCGATTATGCGCTATTGGAGTATTGCTGCTGACATCCAGTCCGCGGCGGTTGAGCAGTCGCGAGCTGATAACAAAGAATCATTCGTTGAATCCACTTCCTGCCTTACTGGTAATGGTCAGAGCAATCCCTTTGAGGGAAATTCAAACCCATCCAAGGTTGCTCGCCGTCTAACGGCTTGCGGTGCGTGTGGAGAAGGTATCGAGAGGTACAGTATCTACTGCCCTAAGTGTGGAAAGGACCCAAGGATCAAAAGTTAACCTACAAAACCCGCCATTAGCGGGTTTTTTTACGTCTGGAGAAAGGCATGGTCCAGGAGTCCCGCCTCGCGATAGTCATCGACTCGCGGAACGCAAAGCAGCAGGTCGATCAGCTCAGGACTGGCCTGGGTCGTCTTCAAGGGGCTGGTGACGATGCAGCAGAAAGCACAAAAGGGGTAGGTGATGCCGCGCGAGCAGTTGGCAGTGCGTTAGCTGCTCTCGGAGTGGGCGCGGTAACCAGGGAGGTTCTTCGCCTAACTGACTCGTTCAAGTCCATGCAGGGCTCGCTGGCCTTGGTCAGCACCTCGACGACGAACGCCAATGAGTCTTTCCAAAAGCTGCTGGCGATGGCCAACAACACCGGCAGCTCGCTGGAGTCGACGGTGTCGCTGTACACCAGACTGGCTAACGCCACGCGCGGCGCAGGATTCACTCAGGAGCAGCTGCTAAACGTCACGGACGCGCTCAACAAGGCGTTCGTGATCTCTGGCGCGACGATGCAAGAGGCTTCGAACGCTGCTATTCAGCTGTCTCAGGGGCTGGCATCTGGCACTCTGCGCGGCGAAGAGCTGAACTCTGTGATGGAGCAGGGCCCGCGCATTACCAGGGCCTTAGCGGAGTACCTGGGCGTCACCAACGGCCAGATCCGGCAGATGGCAGCAGAAGGCAAGATCACATCCGATGTGGTCACCAATGCCCTACTGCAATCGCTTTCTTCGCTGAACAGCGAGCTCGACAAGATGCCGCGCCGCTTCGAGCAGGCGTCTGTCGCACTGAAAAACAACTTCCTGGCCGCTATTGGACAGATCAACGTAGATCCGGTTGTTAGCTCGGTAGACGCCCTTGCCAGCTCCCTCGCAAAGCCAGAAGTGGTTATGGGCATTCAGAGCATCGCGAATGCGCTCGGCAGCCTTGTTGCTGTCGGCGGTGATGGGCTGAAGACCGTTGCAGAAAACACTGACGTGCTGATGGCAATCACCGGCGCTTATGCTGCCAAGGTTGGCGTTGGCCTCGTTGCGTCGCTCGCTGCGGCAACCAAAGCAAGGTACGCAGACCTTGCGGCCACTCAGCAACAAGTAGTTGCCGATAAACAGGCCGAAGTGGCTTCGACCGCTGCAACTGCCCAGGCTACCCGGAAGGCAGTGGCTGACGAGGCTGCTGCGGTTGCTGCTACTCAGCGATCTCTTGCCGAAACGGCAGCGGCTCGCGCGGCTCAGGCCAACACCATTGCCCAACTTCAAGCCGTCCAGCAGCAGCTTGCGGCCGATCGTGCGCTTGAAACACAGCGACTGCAGGCCCAGATCAACGATGTTGGGCGCCAGCAGTCGCTAGGCCGTCTTGCAGAAATACGCAGGTCAGAGGCGGCCATCACTCTGCAGCAGGCAGCGGCAGAGCGAGCGCTCAGCCAGGCTGCCGGCCAAGAGGTGATCATCCAAGGTCAGCTCGCAGCTAGCCACGCCAGGCTTACCACTCTTCGGGAGGCTGATGCAGTCGCAGTAACGGCTCAAAACGCGGCTCAAGTTAGCCTGAACACCTCGCAGTCTCTTGGCGCTCGTGCTTCAGCAGGCTTGATGGCTCTTGCTGGCGGCCCTATTGGGTTGGTAACTACCGCGCTTACACTGGCCGCCGGGGCCGCAATTTACTTCGCGTCGAGCACAGACAGTGCAACTCAGTCTCTGATCGACCAGAACCTGACGCTTGACGATTCGATCTCCAAGTTCAAGCAGCTCAGCGCTGAGCTGCAGCGCTTCCAATCTGCCAAATGGATGGAGGCTCAAAGGGATGCTACCAGGGACGCCAGCAGTGCTCTCAACGAGTATTTCACCAGGGCGTTCGACGGCCTGAACTCTCTGGGTGCCAGCGGAGTGGAGTCGGCGGACACCTTCAAGCGGATGTTTGAAGAGGTCAGGAACGGACAGCGCTCACTTGACTCACTGACAGGATGGCTCACCAGTAACACCCAGATTTCCAGCGTGTACCGTGACGAACTGGTCAAGATCGGCGCCGAGTACTCGGCCAGCAGCCAGAAGGCTGACGACTACGCCCGCCTGCTTGACCGCAGCAAGACCGCAACTGATGGCGCTGCCAGCTCTGCAAAGTCCCTGGCGAGCGCGCAGCAGGCCTCGGCTGCGGCAGTCGGTGGTGGTGAGCAGGCGTGGGATAAGTACATTTCCCAGCTTACGCAGACCCGCGACCTGATTGGCGCAAACACCGCCCAAGAGGCGGCATATACGGCTGCGAAGGCCGGCTTCAACAGCCAGCAGGTCGAATATGCTCGCCTGATCGGCGAACAGACAGATCTCCTCAAGAAGTACGAGGAGGCCGTCAAGGATGGCAAGAAGCAAGACCAGGAACGGCTGCGCGTTCTGCTGACGGCATCAATCACCGCGTCCGAAGCCATCAAGACTCAAATGGAGAGCCAGGAACGCTCCATGAAGACCATGGCCGAGAACGCCGAGTCGAGCGCCAAACGCCAAGTTGATGCGATTCAAACCGTTATCGACCAGACGGTTCGGTATGCGAAGGGTCTTTCTCTGGTAGAGAAATACGAGCCCAAGCAGAATCTGCAAGGGGCAAGCCTGCTGACCTTCGGCCAGGCCCAGCCTGCCGCGCAGCCGAAGTCGCTGCCGAAAACCAAGACGGTTGCCGAGATGGTTCAGGATGTACTAGATCAGATTGACGGCAATACCACTACGAAGTCCGGAAATGCAGGGTCGCCGCAAGGACAGAAGGGTCTTTCGAGCAAGCTGAACGAAGCTCAGACCGCTTTCGACAACCTGTACAAGGCGGCCCAGCCGGCCAAGTTCGCCCTGCAAGAGTACGTCGAGCGCCAATCCCAGCTGGAGCTTCTGCTGTCGAAAGGGAAGATCACCCAGCAGCAGTACAACGAGGCGCTGGCTAAGTCTTCGTCGATGTATGCCGAGGTTGTACAGGGTCAGGATGAGCACCTTGCCCGACTAAAGCAGATCAACGACCAGTATGTGAAGGGTCAAAGCCTAGCAGAGCTCTACGCTCAGAAAGCGGCAGCAACTGGAATCCAGGGGCCGGCTGGTAACATTGCCAGGGCAGGCATTGACTCATCGATCAAGGGTCAGATCTTTAGCGGAAAGCCGAATACCTCTGTGATTTCGGCAGAGGTCGGCGGGCCTAGCTCAGAACTGACACGCATGGCTGAGGAGAATGCTCAGCTTCAGGCGTGGTACGACCAGCGGATAGCGATGTACCAGCAGTACCGCGAACTTGAGGTGGAGAATGCTGCTCAATATGACGAGACAATTCGTCAGCTCGAGCAACAGCGTGCCGCCGACACCATGAGGAACGAGCAGGCAATGAGCATGGCTAGAATCGCCATCGCTCAGGACATGTTCAGCGACCTGACCAGTGTTGTTGGGACGTTTGCTGGCGAGCAGTCTTCAGCCTACAAGGCGATGTTTGCTGTCTCGAAGGCCGTGGCAATCGCTCAGGCCTTGATCAATGCCCCGAAAACAGCGAGTGATGCCTACTCAGCAATGGCTGGCATCCCAATTGTCGGACCTGCGCTCGGCATTGCGGCCGCAGGCGCTGCCCTCACTGCGCAGATGGCCCAGGTTGCATCGATTCGCTCTGTTAGCCTCCCGGGCTTCGCCACTGGCGGTTACGTCTCCGGCGCCGGCACCGGCACCTCCGACAGCATCATGGCCAGGCTCAGCGACGGCGAGTTCGTGGTAAACGCCGCGGCTACCAGGCGCAACCGGGCGCTACTGGAGGCGATCAACTCGAATGAGCGGGTATCGGTGGCTGGTGGTGGCGGTTCGGTTGTTTCGACCCAATCATCCGGCAGTACCCAGGCTCCCGTGGTCGCCCAGCCAAACGTCACCGTGAACCTGATCGAAGACCGGTCCCGTGCCGGCAAAGTCGACCAGCGCACCGGCGACAACGGCCAGCTTGAGATCGACGCCTTCGTCGCTGACATCTGGGGAGACGGCGAGCGAGCTCAGGCGCTTCAGGCGGCCTTTGGTCTTCAGCGCGTTCCAACGTAAGGAAATTACATGACCACCGAAACGGAAGAGGCCGATACCGGGCCGGGCTCAACTGTGCCAGAGCCTGTCGCGCCGCCTGACGAGAAAGAGCTTCTGCTGCAACGGCGACTCGCCCGCATCGAGGAAGCGTTGGGCCTCAGCCCTCTCACCTAAAACAAACCTCAGCTGAGGAATGGCAATGATTCAATACCCGGCAGAATTGCCACTTCCTCTGCAGGAGGGGTATGGCCTGAGCACGGTTGATCCGATGCGGGCCACGCCGATGGTCACGGGGCGGACGCGGTACCGGGTTCGGCACCGCTACGTCCCGACCGAGGTGCGGTTCAACTTCAACTTCAGCCAGGCCGAGGCAGGCCTATTTGAGGCGTGGTATGCGCGGACCATCAACAACGGGATGGAGTGGTTCGAGATCCAGCTGCAGACGCCGGCCGGGTTCACGACCTACGAGGCACACTTCAAGAGCATTCCTGCAGGACCCGACCTGACGCAGATAACCCGGTGGCGGTACTCAGCGGTAGTGCAGCTCAAAGAGCGGCCACTGATCCCGGATGGATGGGAGCAGTTCCCTCAGTACTGGCTGAACAAGAACGTGATCGACCTCGCCATGAATAAGGAGTGGCCTGAAGCATGAGCCTGATCGAGGAGTGCTACGCCTCGGGCAGAGGCGAGCTGGTCGACACTATTGAGGCGCGAGAGGAGGGCGGCTCCGTCTCTCACCTCTACTGCTCTGGCTGGGAAGACCGGGTGTGCACCACCGAGGACGGCCGCACGCTCACCTTCATCGCGATGGCCATGGACCTGGCCCTGCCGAAGAACGACAACAGCGCGTTCCAGAACCTGGTGCTGGGCCTGGACAACGTCACTGGCGAGGTGCAGGAAGTGGTGGAGGCGGCCAAGGCCGCCGGCAAGCGATTCATCATCACATTCCGGCGCTACCTGGCTGAGGACCTGTCGTTCCCGCAAGAGCGGTACCGCATGACGCTGCTCAGTCGAGAATATGAAGACGACGTGGCCAAACTCACCGCTGGCTTCTTCGACCTGCTCAACACCAACGGTCTGCGCACCGTCCTGACCACCTCCCTGGCACCCGGCCTGAAGTACATCTGACCATGATCGAGAAATACATGCGCGCCCCGTATCGCGAGGGTGCACGGGGGCCTATTGCCTTCGATTGCTGGGGGATGTGCATCGCGGTGCGCCATGAGGTGTTCGGCCTGCCGCTGCTGCCCAGCCTGGGCGCCGTGGGCAAGAACAAGCTTAGAGCCAACACCGAGGCCTATCACGACCTGCGCCAAGGCATGGAGGAATGCCGGCCAGAGCCCGGCGCCATTGCCGCCGTGTTCCGCGGCGCGCTGTGCCTTCACGTCGGCGTGGTGGTGGAAAGCGAAGGGCGCCTGAAGGTGCTGGACACAAACCCCGGGGGCGCCTGCCTCCGGACAACCGGCGAGTTCGAAGCCGCTCACCCCAAGGTGGTCTATTACCGTGATCGAGTTCTACCCGAACAAGCTCAGTGACACCGCGCCGCTCGGCACCTGGAAGACTGACCACCGCATGTCCATCGAGGAGTGGCTGAAGTCCCTGGCTCCGTCGTACGAGCGTCGGGAAAGCCCGCCGATCAGCGTTGTGCTCAATGATGAGGTGATCGAACAGCACCTGTGGCACAAGGTGAAGTTCAAGCCGGCTGACCTGCTGCAGATCTACCGCGAGCCGAAGGGTACCGACCCATTCTCCATCACCTTCGCCCTGTTCAAGGGGGCCAAGGCGGTGCTGAAGTCGATCATGCCCAAGATGCCCGGCATGCCATCCAGCGCCGGCACCCAGCAGGGTGACCCCCTGACCGAGGCCAGCGCCAAGGGCAACAAGGTCAAGCTTGGCGAGCCGGTGCGCCAGATCGCGGGCCACCAGCGGGTATATCCGTCGTATCTGACCCAGCCCCGCCGGGCGCATGTCGCTCCGCGTGACCAGCGCGTTGAAATGCTGCTGTACATCGGCGAGGGCGAGTACGACGTGCCATTGGCTAAGGTCAAGGTGGGCGAAACCCCACTGATTTCCATGGGCGCAGACGCGACATTCACCATTTACCCGCCAGGCGCTGACCTGTCGGGCGACCCGGCCCACATCAACTGGTTCAACGTGCCTGAAGTAGGGGCAAGCTCCAGCGGCTCGGCCGGCCTTGAACTGACCATGGCCACCGACCTCACCAGGTCGGCCACGGCTTCTGCGTATCAGTTCGTCGGCGATACCATCAGCGTTCCTGCCGGTGCCGGTCAATTCCCTGAAGACTGGTCCAGCGGGATCATTATTCGGGCTGTGGCTCCGTACAGCTACGAGGTGGTCGACGGAGGTTCCGGCCGCGACGTCATCCGCGGGCCGCTGGAGATGCTTAATCCAAGCCTGGGTATGCCGATTGAGATGACTGGAGCAAATGCTGGGATGTATGTGGTGCATAGTTTCACGCCCGCAGTTCCAGCGGTTCCGGCTGATCCAGGGTCGGCTTCGACGCTGACAGGATCCGCAGCACCAAGCCGTTACGACTTCGACGTTACGCCGCTCGGCTTCACCATCTCACACGCGGGAACGACCTATCCAGTAACCCTTAACTCCGCAACAACAGACATTGCAGGCCTCGTCTCGGCGCTGAATGTGCAACTGACCGGCGTTCCGATCATGGCCGAGCAGTCCTCTGGGGTGGTTCGCTTCGTAGAGCTAACCCCGTTTTTTGGCATGCCAATCACGGCGACCGGTGCTTCAGTAGTGCTTGGCTCTGCACCAGTAGGCGTCACCGGTATAGCCACTACCGGCGGCACGCCTGCGCAGCCGGCCGAGATGACCCTGAACTACGATGGCGGGGAGCCAGTTGTCGGGCTTGCCCTTGGTCAAGGTCTGGCGACCATAGGCCCGCGCGGGCTTCGATACCGAATCACGGCATTCAGCACCAGCTTGATCGAGGTTGAACGGCTGAGCTCTTCTGGATCGGCTGATGAAGACTGGCCCGGATTCAACTCCATGCAGACAGTGAACGGCCTGATCACGCTGGACGCCTCGAATCTACAAGGCGGCTATCGGGGGCCGTTCGCTTGCTGCCCGGACAACGAGAAGGTCATCGAGTTGGAGTGGACCGTAACCTACGCCAATGGCCTGTGCGGCATCGGGCGTGAGGGACAGATCTACGAGATCCCGACCTACTATGTGTTCGAGTATCGCGACATGGACGTAGCCGGCGCATGGACGCAGGTGCAGTACATGAACGTGGGCGGTTCGCTCGACGCTCAGGGCTTCACCGAGCGCGTATCGCTTCCTTATGCGATGCGAGCCGAGGCGCGTATCCGTAAGCAGTACGTGGACCGGCCAGGCCGGATCAACGATGAAGCGCGGGATGACGCCACCTGGACGGACCTGCGCGGGCGGATGCAGAACTCGCCAACCAGCTATCCGGGGCTGACAGTTATCACCTGCAACATCCGTGGCGGTGATCGGCTGTCTGCGCAATCGGAGAGTCAGGTCAGCGTCGAGGCGACCCGCATACTTCCGCTGATGGAGAGCGGTACCGGGCCAAGCCGCGACATCGTGCCCTGGTGCATTTACCAGCTGAAGCAGCGCGGGTACACGGACGATGATCTGGATCTGCCGGAGTGGCAGGCGTTCCACAACATCTGCGTAGCCCGGGGTGACACCTACGACGAGACGCTGGATTCGACGATCACCGTCAAGGACATGATCAACAATGCACTGGCGTGCGGCTTCGGCGAACTTGTGACCTTCCGGGGCCTGCTGCGACCGGTTCGAGACAGTGCCAGGGCCGCGTTCGACGTGACCTACGGCCCAAAAACTCAGACCTACTCGCCGCAGAACATGACCAAAATGCTCAAGATCAGCGGCGCCATGCCGTCGATCAACGACTTCGACGGCGTGGATGTGCAGTACTTCTCGCGCACCACATGGGCGTGGGAAACGGTCGAGTGCCGGTGGCCTGGTGACTTGGGCACCAAGGTCGAGAAGATCAAGATGCCCGGCATCAGCGACAGGACCAGGGCCTGGCGGATTGGTATGCGCCGGCGTGGCCATCAGAAGTTCAGGACCGACATCTACACCTGGGAAACAGAGATGGACGGCAGCAACAGCGGCTACCTGAGCTTTGCGGCCGTTGCGGATGACGCGCCCAAGCGGTGCCAGAGCGCGATTCTGCTTGCCTTCGAGGTGACCGGATCGGAAACGCTGCTGTCATCGTCCGAGCCCTTGGACTTTAGCGCCGGCGGCGAGCACCTGGTTGGCGTGCGCAAGCTTAATGGCACGCTGTCCGGCCCATGGACTGCCAACCAAGTGGATCCGTATACGGTCCGCGTCGACGCCCTCGACTTCACACCAGAGGTCGAGGGCCCGCTGGAGCCGCCGCACATCCTGTTCGGGCCGGCCACTCGCTGGGCATACCCGACCCTGATCACCAGCTCGGACCCCGCAAACGGCAACGTTGCCATGAAGGGCATGCCCTACGACGCCCGCGTTTATACCTACGACGACCAATTCCCGGGCGTTTGAGCTCCCATCCATTCTCGCCGGTATAATCGAGGCCATCTCAGAAAGAGGTTTGGTCACGATGATTAATCGCCGGCAAATGATAAAAATCAGCGCGCTAGGCATCGCATCCACTGCGGTGCCGGCGGCTCACGCCATGAGCGATTTGACCATGAGATACAACACTGGCAATGCTGTCGAGCCAAATGGCTCGTCTCACCCGTTCGATTTGTTTGATAACACTGCCAACATGGACTTGGCTGCCAATGGCGACGCCTTGACTTGGACAGACCGTAGGGGCCGAGTTCGTAAGTCGTTTGCCGGTATGGAGCTTGATTTTGGTGCTGCCCAGGCGAGCCGTGAGCAGGTATTCCAAGATTTTCTGTTGAGTTCTGGCTACATCGACATCGGGGATTACGGCCCGCTTCTCCAGATTTCCCTGAGGAATCAGGTGTTCCGGAAGGGGGGCGAGTATTACCGTATCGCTGCTCCTGTAGAGCTGCCCTACACGACCACCGGTGATTGGGAATCGGAGAAGGGTTTCTTCGTCCAGGCGGGTGACGCAGTTCTCCGCCAAGATCTGGCTGAAGAGACTGGCGCCGAGTTGGTTTCCATGGATGGCCGCAAGATCGCATACACCCTCCGGGATAGCGTGAACGTCAAGGACGGTCGTTTCGGCGCAATCGGTGATGGCCAGTATCACCCGCTTTCCGAACGTTACTCGTCGATTAACGCAGCCAAGGTGAAGTATCCATTCGTCAAGTCCCTTCTCCAGTCGATCGACTGGGCGGCCTGCCAGAAGGCTGTCATGACGGGCAAGCGCGTGCGCGCTCCATCCAGCGTGTATGTTTGGACTGACAGCCTGCGCATGACCTCCTCTCAGCGATTTGACTGCGATGGTGTCGGCTCATGGAACCACCTTGATCCATCCATTCTGAAGACGAATGACTGCGGCACGCACTTCATTATGTACGGCGTTGGCGAGAAGGAGCACACGCTTTGGGGCGTGACCGACATGCGTACAGCGGGAGGCGTGGTTTCTAACCCGGACTCCATCAACTCACTCGATACAAAATATGAGCTGAGCAACTTCCATAACGATGATGCGGCAGATGGGGTTGAATCTACCCTGCGCAAGTTTTCTTGTGCGATCTATGTCGAGCCAGGGTCGCAGCGCGGGGGTATCAGCAACTTCAGGGTGCACCCGAACTTTGATGGCCTAAATGGGTACAACGACCAGATGACCACCGGCCTTGGTGACAACTGGGATGTCGGGATCTTTGCTGACAACTGCCCATTCTTCAGCATGGATAACGTGCAGTGCGTAGGATACTGGCGCATTCGCGGTGTACTGGTCGGCTGCGTTTCCAGGGACGGCGTCCAGGGTGCCAACTACTTTACCAACATCAATCGCTGCGAGATCCAGGCAGGACTGGAAATCCGTGGCGGTGACCAGTCCAAGGTGTTAGCTACTACCGCCAACACCATCGACGTACCTTGGGCAGATAACCATCCATACCGAAACAGCGGCACCGTGAATACTCCGCGGGGGAACTTCACCTATACGTCCACCAGTAAGGTGGCCGGGACGCTTAACGGTACGGTGCTTAGGTTTAACGGAGTATCCCCAAATCCTGTTACGACCGGGCTGGCAAATGGTCCTGTGCGAATATCGTCCGGCAGCGGCGTCGGCGGCATGACGATCACGAACAGCATCATTACCGGACTTGATCACAGCAGTATGCTGCTGGCGTCAAACCCGCTGATTGGCCACGGCGTGTCTACTGCCCTGATGATTAGCGGCACTTTGCGGCAACCATGGTTCTTGAACTGTTACATCCAGACCCGAGAGGACGTTATTGCGCATTTTCATGCCTGTGATGACATCAGATTCTCTATGGGGCAATTAGAGGCCAACGACTTCCGCCTTGTGCCTGGCGGACCATTCTCGCCAGTCCATGGGGGGCGAGTCATTGCGTCTCCGCAAGATATTGCCAACCCGATCGTGACGGCGTCCGGGGATACTTCTCTGTCTCTGTACCAACTCCACTGCGCCCCATATGTGGACATGTTCCCGAAGGTTGCCCGAACAGCCAACAGCAAGTTCACGTCTTCCACTGGACTTTTCAATCCAAGGAAGCTGCAGTACCCGGATCTTCAAATGCCGGACAGCGATCATCTGGACGTAAATCCGCTGCTCACGCAGAACCTTCGCCATAACCTGGCTCCAGGTATGCACCAGCTAACGAGAGATTCCGCCGGGAACAGCTTGCTGACCGTCTCCGAGGCGAGTGGTGATGTCGTCGTTGTTAAGGGGCGGTTCACGATTGCCGCGGGTCAGCTGTCATTCCCGAATTCTAGCCCTGCTTATCTGAACGCGGGGACAGGCCGTGAGTTCTATTTCAGGCAGGCGCTCGAAGAGATGTGGCAGATCACCGCTGCTGGCTCCTGGGTTCCTGGAACTGACGCGAAGCCCAACATCGGATCAGCAATTAAGCGAGTCAATAACTCCTTCTTCGCTGTGGCCCCTACAGTTAGCTCGGATCGCAACCTGAAGAAGACCCGTGGGCTACTGAATGATGCTGAGCTTGCCGTCTGTGAAGCAATACTTCCTCAGGTCTACCAGCTTCTGGACATGGTGGAGGCTAAAGGCGAGGACGAGGCTCGCCTGCACTTCGGCTACATCGCGCAGGATGTGCAACAGGCCTTTATCGACCAGAATTTGGACCCAGCGCGCTACGCCCTGTGGGGCGAGGATGCTGTCACCAAAAAGGTGAAGAAGATGGTGAAGGTCGAGCGGCAGAAAGTCGAGAAAGTGATGGAGCCGCGCGAGTTCATCGAGATTCGCGAGGGCCAGGCTGTCTTGGTGTCGTATGCCGAAGAGGTCCATGCCCCCGTAAGTCAGCAGGTTCCACTGGTAAACGAGGATGGCAGCCCGGCCTTGGATGAGAATGGTCAGGCTCGCTATGCCACTATCCCGGTAATGGAGGAAGTCGAAGAAGAGGTTGAGGTCGAAGTGCCAGACGGGTTCCGCCAAAGCCTGCGCTACACCGAGCTGCAGGTCCTGAAGGAAGCCTATCTTTGCACGCTGATCTCGAAACAGGGCATGTTGATTGAGGCTTTGGAGCAGCGCATTCACGCTCTCGAAAGATAAACCCAAAATACCTGATTTTTCTTGTTCAATTTGATGGCCCGCTTGGCGCGGGCTTTTTTACGCCTGGAGAAAACATGGCCAGACTCACCGAATCCCAGGCCGGCAGCCCAAACGTGCTCCGTTTTCTGGATCTCATAGCCTTTTCCGAAGGCACCTCGCCAATCAAGGCCAGCGATGACGGTTACAACGTGCTGTACGGCGGCGGCCTGTTCCAAGGCTATGCCGATCACCCGCGGCGCAAGCTGACTTTTCCCATCAACGGCAAGCCGGTCACCAGTACCGCCGCTGGCCGGTACCAGTTGCTCGAGCGTTACTGGGATGCATACCGGATCAGCCTGCGCCTGGCTGGCGGTTTCACACCGGAGAACCAGGACCGCATTGCCCTACAGCAGATCCGGGAGCGACGGGCGCTTGACGACATCAAGGCCGGTCGCATTCAGCAGGCGATCGCCAAGTGTTCGAACATTTGGGCCAGCTTCCCGGGGAATACCTACGATCAGAACCCGCATCGCCTGGACAAGCTGCTCGGGCGGTGGATGGAGCTCGGCGGGGCGCTGGCATGAACTGGCTCGGCGCGGTACCGGCATGGTGCTGGTGGTTGATCGCGCTTGTGCTGGTCGCTGGTGGCCAGCAGTACCGGGTGGTGGTCGCCCTGGGCGAGACAGCCGAGGCTCGTACCGAACTGGCCGACTACCGCTTGGCGGTCGCGGAGAGCAGCCGGCGAGCAGCAGCACAAGCGCGCGCTGAGGAGCAACGCCGCCAGAAGGCGGCAGACGAGGAGGGGGAGCATGCACGCAAGAAACTGGATGAGGTTGCCAGCCGCGCTTCTGCTGCTGAGTCTGCTGCTGGCGGGCTGCGCGGGGAAATCGAACGACTGCGCGCCGGCCACCGAGCAACCTGCGATACCATCGCTACCCAGCAGCGCCAGGCAGGAACCTCTGCCGTCGTGGTGCTTGGGGGATTGCTTGAAGAGTCTGACCGAATGGCGGGCAGCTGCGCAGCAGCGCTTGAGAGAAGCCGAATAGCCGGCCTGGCTTGCGAGGCTGTGGTTGAACGGATGAAGCGGCCATAGATGACCCGCAGAAAAAACGAAGCCCCGGATGCTGGCGTCCGGGGCTTCTAGCTATCTTGGTCCCTATGAGTGGAAAGCTAGCGTGGCCAGATAATATCAGCCTGATGCCTTAGAGTCACCAGCAGACCCCGTTCTACATACTCCCAACCGGTCCTATACTCAGCCCATCAACTGGACAGGGCATCGCATTTTGGACAAGCGCACCTTCATAGGGATGGTTGAGGCCGGCGAGCCGCTGATTCAGCAGGCTATCGACGCACTGCGGGAGTACCACCAGGCTCAGGATTGCGGCGCGCCGGCGGAGGAGATCGAGCGCCTGCGTCTGCTGGCTGAGTCACTGTTCCAGGTGGTGTCCGATTACCAGCTCCGCGTCATCGCCAAGGCCAGAGGCAAGGATTTGCCACCTCTTCACTGATCCGCTGACCGGCAATTGCCCGCGACCGATCCCGCCTATACGATACTGTTTATCCATACAGTATTGGTGCCCTATGTACTTCCTCCTCGTTCGCCGCCGCGTAAATGGCGTGGCCATCCCTACGAATCAGCTCGGCAAGATCACACCCATCCGGGCCGACATCCACATCGGCGACCACCACAGCGAGCCGCTGGGCCGGGTATCGACCCAGGCTTGGGTGTTCAACCCTGCGCCTGGGTCGGACATCATCCCGCGGCTGCACGATGCCAAGGTCAACGGAATGGCCCAGCTCGGCATCAACATCAACGGGGTAGAGGAGGTCGACGGCGTGCTCTACGCGCAGTCCTGGTGGTGCAGGGCAGAATGATGGAGGGGATCCCGAAAGCATGGCTAGATGAGCTAAACGACCAGTTCTCTTTGATAACCGATCCAGACGGCCGCGCCGCTGTGCTCGATGAGATGGCCTATGCCGCTCACCGCCGGCGTGAAGTGAGTTCGGAGAACCTAGTCGATATGCTGGACCTGTCCGAGGCCGCTCGTTACTGGGCGCTGACGGAGTTCGAAGAGGCCTATCACATCGGCCTGTTCAAGTACGAATCGTGGGAGGGGATGGGGAGTGATGAGCCAGGCCGGATCATCGTTGGCAGAACGCCAGGGTGGGGGTGCTGATGCTGTCTAAAACTGCTCGATAGCTTCTCGGTTTTACTGGGTGAAAGTCGCTGAAACTGGCCGAGCTGTATTAGACAAGGGCGGTGCACAGGCCGCTTTTGGCGCGGCCTGAGGCCCGAATCTCACGCTACTGCTGCATTACTGGGGCCTAGGTCCTTGTTCCTTAGAGTCATCATAGAGAGCAGGTGGCGCGGTAGGAATGGGTTGATCGCGCTTAATCCAGAGGGTGTAAATTGCGAACACTGCTACACAGCCTCCAACCACCAAAGCTCCAGTCTTGCTCGCATAGCTAACCGCTATAGCTGCGGGTATCAGGAATGGGTAAAGGTAGGTGTTTGGTTCTCGGATCGCAGCAATAAGCCACATCACTCCTACAAGCACGATCGCCACCTTGATCGCTATTGCGGCCACGACCAGCGCGGTAATCACCTTCCACACAACGGGCTTTCTTAAGAAAGATTTCATAGCTGTCTGCTCCACAATGACCGCAATAATATAGGAAGTGTGGCGTGTTGCCACTGGTCACGCAGACCTGAGCAAACGGACTTGGCTGAGAGCGAAAATCGGTTCCAAAACTGGAACGGGTATGACTCACCCACATAGGTTACAAATCAGTTCACGCACATAGGTAACAGTCTTTAACTGGCACGGTCTTGAAATCCGCTGACTTCGCTCGGTATCGGTGATGATTATGCGTGTACGGCATGAGGGGTCATGGATCCGCGTCGGACCAATTCGCGAACCAACCGATGCGTTTCGGTGAGGGATTGAGGGTAGCTTTGGCCAGCAAAATCAACACATCCCCACCCGCTGAACCCCATGGCATAGCGCATGGTGATGTTAGCGGTAGAAATCAAGTGCTTGTCCTGCGGGGGTTCCAGAGGTGTATTTAGGCCCTGTCGTCAGTCTTGGGCCAATTTGGGGCCAATTCGACTCGGGGCGTCAGCTTCTCCAGCTCCCTCCAGTCCGAGGAGGAGCTGATCCATTTCGCGTAGGTAGAGAGCAACATCTCGACGCTGTGGCCAAGCTGGCTCGCGATGAACGCGGGGTTCATCCCAGGCATCAGGCATAGGGTGGCGTAGGTGTGGCGGGTGTCGTACTGACGGCGTTCACGGATGTTCAGCGCCTTCAGCGCCGATTTGAAGGGGCGGATTGTAACACTTGGCTCGTTGATCCACAGCCCACCTTTGCTAGGTTGCAACACGAAGGGGCTAGTCGGGTGGGCCGACTTGGACACCATGCGACGAAGGGTAGCGATTGGCTGGGCATGGTTGAAGGCGTTCAATGCGCGCTCGTTTAACAGGACCACCCGATGATGCTTGGTTTTCGTCTGGTCAGGTTTTCGCTTTGGATTGATCGCGGTCGGTCGTGATTATCAGCTTTCGCCCTTTATCGGCCTCTAGTGAAAGAGTGTCCCCCCTTCTATTGATAGCGTCGATTAGAAGCCATTGTTAAACAAAGGAAGCAGTTGTATTCAGAACATCTAGTCCTGATGCTTGATAACAGCACTGCATCTGATAGGGAAGTTGACTGAGTTGGCAATAAAACATTCGTGGTGAGCATCGTCATGCAGGCGTCTTGCAAGATCCAGATCTGACTGGCTGCTGATAATGACCTGAGGCCTTAACTCAGCGTCTTTGAAATGGCCCTTGCGCTGGCCATCCCCTTCAAGCATCCGGCCCACCGGGTAGTCGACATATTCCAAGACGTTCACGTTGTTGACTGCGCACAGATGAAGATACCAAAGCTTGTGGCAGGCCGAGATCGAGGCCAGCAACATGTCTTCAGGGTTCCAGCGTTCAGGGTTCCCGCGAAAGGCGGGGTCGGCAGAGCCAAGGATAGGTGCCTTGCCTGGAGCCTCCACGTTGAAGTCTCTCTGGTACGCCGTATAACTGGCAGTACCTTCACCCGTGTTACCTATCCAATTTACGGTGACAGCGTAATGGTGTTCTTTCATGGTCACTCCTGTGTCGAAAGACGGCCGGAAAATCTTGCCCATCGCTTGGGTGCGGTTATCTTGCTCTCGATTGAGGGCTCTTCACCAGCATCTAGTGTTTGCAGCGACGCATGAGCAATCCGAGCACATGCAATGATCCGAACTGCGAACAGTCCTGATTGCTGATTTCCTCGTGCTCTCTGTCGTGTCCTTGGCTTGAGGGTATCGAAACCCTATCTCAGGCTTGGGGCCTCAACACGCACAGTGGTGCTTCAGCTCAACGGAGCCTTCGCCGCCGCCTCGATCGCGTCGAGGTCCAACGCATGTTTCGGGCATGACGATTCCTTGGCCGCTCTTGCGACCGGCCTGTGCTTTAATGTGCGATTGTTGAAATGGATTTTTCTAGCGAGGGATAACGCTTATGTTTGCTGTCGGAATTGCGCTTCTTGCCGTTGGATTAGGCACTTCAAATCCTGGGCTCTGGATACCGGGCGCCGCGCTCATGGCTGCCCGCGTCGTGAAACGAGCACGCAGCTGACCCCATGGCCGCCATATCGCGGCAGTGAATAGAGGGGGACAGGGGCTACATCAGAAAGAGTACGGATTTGCCCTCAGATCAGAAAGACCTGCGCTGCGGTGCCGTCGCCCCCGGCTTTTGCCAGGACGTGCGCCCACCTGTATCTCGAAGAAGTAGACCAGACGGTGCTCACGGGTGATGCAGGGGGGGCGTAGACACACGTCAATTAGGCGGCTGACGTTGCCAAGGATGGTGAGGTCGGCACTCTGCCAGTGGCAGTTATCCTCGCTGCAGCAACTCCATAACGCGCATTGCTCCCGAGCGGGTTTGTTTTAGCGGTCTGCCACACCCGGTGCTGCGGCACACCGAGGTCGACCCACTCGACAATGTGTGGCGCCACCTGATACCCCAGTGCCTGAACAATCTGCAGCCAGGCGGTGTAGAGCACTCAGTCGGTGAACTCTGGCACATTCTCGATCACAGCCGCCTGCGGCCGGTGGAACTCCAAGGCCGATACCGACTCCCAGGTCGCGGTGCTTGCCGAGCTCGCGATTTCTACGCACCGACGCAGCGACGTGGACGCAGACCAGTTGGATGCCATGCTGAAGTTCACCGAGGCAGCAAGGTTGTGGGCGTTGATGGAACATGCAGAGGCAGCTTGAACTGCAATGGTATGAGGACAATCCTGCTTGCCATCGCGGCCTTGTTGATGGGAACGATTTCCGATAACGTCCTGCGCCCAACCAACACATGGCAAGGATTCCATTGTGCATCAGAGATTCAAGATTGGATTCATCGTCAGCGTATTGATGTTGACGTCCTGCACTTCGTCGACCGCTACTACGGTCAACACGGATCAAGCGCGCACCTCCTCACAAAGTGAGTCGGCCTATGAGCTGGGCGTCGAGGCATACCTGCGTAAAGACTATCCAGAAGCGGTGGTGCAGTGGCGTCAGGCAGTAGCGCAAGGAAATCGGTTTGCGCTCAACAATTTGGGTTACCTGGCCTACTATGGTCTTGGCATGCAGGCCGCCCCATCCTTCGCTGTCGATCTTTGGCGTAAAGGCGCAGTTCTCGGGGTTTCTGAGGCCCAGTGGCATTTAGGCCTTGCTTACCAAGAAGGTAAAGGTGTTGCGCCAGACCCCGTTCAGTCTTACTCGTGGGTGCGTTGTTCTATCGATACCGCCACACGCAATGCAGTGCACGGGCATAAGGAAGCCGAGCTGAAGATTGCGAGGGATGCCCGCGAGAGTCTGGTGGACATAGTTGACAATATTCCACTTGAGAAGTTGGCAGATGCCCGGAAAAGCGCATTGGCCTGTATACGCGCCTACAAAGCTCTTTGAGTTGGTCACTTGGGCTAGCCAGTACAGCGGGACAGTAGCCAGAAATGCTAGCGATGAATAGTCCAGGGCGTGAAGATGAGTTGCGACCCCATCCTGTTAACGTAGCAATTAGGGACGCCCTGATGGTTGAGGATTATCTTCAGATCGTTTGTTCTGATGGATCTGTGTTGTCTGTCTACAATCCATTTCTGTGTGAAGGCATTAGCTTTGCCGATCTCAAGGGCTGTAGCCTCGGCGAAATCCGTGAAGATAAAGAAGCCAACGTTATCGTATTGGGCTTGGACAAGGGCTCCCTCCGGGTCAATGTGCACCCAGAGGCCTGGGCAGGGCCTGAAGCAATGACGCTCCAGCGGCCAGGTCATTCGATTATGATCTGGAATTGACCGCTACTGGGTACCTTGGAACGGGCTATCTATATCGGGTCGAATGCAGCCAGTCCCGGAAAGGCTGCAATCGACCCATAGCTGCCATTCGTGAAGGGCAGAAATCGGCCAGAAGCAGTCGCACAGGCAGGACTGCTTTCGATCCAAAGCTGCCCTTCCCGAAAGGCGGCAACCGGCCAGGAGCGGACGGTGGACTCTGTGATGGCAAATTGTTAACGTCAACCACAACGAGCATCTGCCTCGTAGTAGTTAGGTGCTTATGGAGTCCGTCTTATGGGCTCTCGGCTACTTCAGACTTTGGCTGTACTGGGAGGATTGATGAGTTGCTTACCGAGTCACGGCAGAGTCTCCTGCTCGCGTTGCTATAGTGATATTGCGCCACAATTCGATGTATCTAAGCGCGCGGAGGGAGATTGGCGAATTACAGCAAACCCTCTGGCATAGGGTAGCACTAAGCCCGAGGTTGTTGTACTTGGCTTTTCCAAGGGCCCGACTCAGACTGGAGCACTCGCTTCTAAACCTCACGACGAAATTGCGTACAAGGGCAATCGCCTCAACGTGGGCAAAATTCTGGCTCACGTCGGGCTCATCCCCACCGACGAGTCCGATATGCTGAAGAAACATGTAGATCGTCTTATCGCGGATAAGTCCGGGCGCTTTCATTTCGCATCACTCATTCGTTGCACTGTAGAGCGCTATGACCATAAGTCTGCATCTTGGAAAGGATCAGGTGGCGGCATGCTGGACAAGTTCATTGGTACCCCGTTCGGCACATCGGTCGCGACTAACTGCACAACTACCTTTCTCCGTGACCTGCCGGAAGAGACTCGGCTCATTGTCATGTTTGGCTTGGGCACGGGTCTGAACTATGTAGTGTCCGCTTACGATCTATTTCGCCGCGCTCGCCCTGGCGCTTGGAAAATGATCAACTCAGTTGCCTACACGGACGGAAGAATTACAGTGGTTCATGTTGAGCATTTTGCTGCCCAAGGTGCTTTGATTCCTAATTGGCTAGGGGAAAAAGCTCACCTCAGAAGCAACCTTGGCCTCCTCTCAAAAGCGGCGATCGAAGCATCAGGAGTCGGTATTTAACAATTCATCCAGGCCGGAGGTCATAAGCCAGATTAGTCCAACTGGCATTAATTCTAATGGCCTCTCGTGCTCATTCTTACTCAGCTATATCCCATTGGAAAAATCAGGTTGGGGAGTACGCATGACCGATGAACCAGCGTTTGAGGGTGTTCATTTTCAGGAAATCCTCACAAAAGAGCCGCTGAAAGAAGCAACTTTCTTTTGTCAAGGCTCTAGCAGCATGTTGTTTGAGCGTGGCGACAGACTTTATCGTCTTACTCTCGAAGGATGCGGACACAACTTTCTCGCCCAGCAGTCGGCTGAAGGCAACCGTAATGTTGTCGAGATCATTCACGACTACGGCGCAGTCGGCCCCTCTGACTCTTCACTCCCAGGAAGCGCTAGTGAGTTCTATTGGCTGGCCCAAGTGGAGAGGTTGGCGAGCGTAGATGAGACCAGTGAGCCTTTACTTGCCGGCATATTGTCGGGGTTGCTCGACGAAAATGATGATTTACCTGCCAATTGCGTGCTTTCTGAACAATGCTGGGCCTTAGCTGACGAGTATCCAGATTTAGCAGGAGTTTTGATAACTCTCGCTAAGTCGGCTGAATTTGCGGAGCGCCATGAAGGTAACGTCGATGCCAAGCTTGACAACATTATGAGACGACCCGCTACTGGGGATCTGGTCTGGACTGATCCACTTGGCGGCTGCCTTTATGAGCCATAAATCAAAAGAGGGGCCAGTTGCTGAGCATCATCCAGTTTACTGGTGCCGCGAAGACTCGAGCCCACAATGACCGCTACTGGCCGACAGCGGTCAAACGCGACCGGCTGCATTCGACCCGTTGCAGTTATTCATGGAGGTCTGCAACCGATCCGAAGCGGGCGGTGCATCAGTCGGAACCAGCGTGAAAACACCTCCCCTGAGCATCGGTATTGCCATCAAACCAGGGCGGCGAAGAAGTCACTTATGCTGGTCCAAACCGAGACAAAGAGCGGGCTCCACAGTGTGACGAGGAGCGCCAGAAAAGCGAAGCAAATCGGGAAAATATACTCCGTAAAAAATGGAGTCAGCAATCCGCCCTTGATGAGTGCGCTTAACCTGGCCCGCCGCTTGACCCACGTGGAAACGCGGAAATCGATAAAGTCATCGATGGGGCTATTGATCATTCCGCAGCGAAACGAATAACCAAATCGAACATAGCTTACATCGATGGCTTTGAATAGCTGAAAATCAGTCACTTTCCCCACGGTGGCCCCTTCACTAACGGGGGCATAGCGCTCGGGCACGCTGGCATACTCGGAGGCTTCGAACTTTTCCCGGCATTTAACGAGCACCTGCTCACGATTGGACCGATAAGTCAGTCGAATCAAATCGTTCGCATAGAATTCGCACATTTTGCCATCCAGCACTCTCCAATTCTCTGGCAAATGCTGGACATAGCGACCGAATAGATAGAGCAAGATGATCGTCCACACGACCCATAGGTGCGCTACGTTATCGCCAAACCTTACCGCGTTACCGAGTAGGGAAATGCTTTCCATTTTGGCATCAAAATACCAGACCGCCACAAGCAAACCCGAAAAAACAAGCAAGAAGCTCCTCGTCTTTTTGAAGCTCCCCTCATCGACATCCGGCCCCATCTCACCCCGCCCTTGTAATACATCCCAGTGATCAATCAGGAATAGTATCACATTGCTACTACTCTGGTAGGTGGAAGGAACGCACGCGAACAGCGGGTGGCAAGCGTGTATGGCAAAGCCACTTTTGCCCATTCAATCTGAAGTGCAAGCGCGGCCGCCTTCGACTATGAGTTTCGATGAAGAGATCGGAGACCACGTCCCAGACCTCGTCCGAGAGTTCGTAAGGCTTTGCCATCACAGAGGCCCTTTCCTTCGATGGCAGGGGAATCTACAAAATTTTAGCGTTCGGGGGGCGGCTGCGATTGGTTTTCCCGAATTGCATAGGGTGCTTAGAGAGTCACAGAACGGAACTATCGGCGGACTCCGACTAAAATTGAGCCGCCTGCTTTTAACCGACAGCCGACTTTCCTGGAGGGCCGCTATGGGTCGATAGCCCACTACCGCTTCACTGAAGCGGCTGTATCAGCTCGGCGCCTTGGTTGCGCACATTGCCAATGGCTGTGCTCACTCGATACCACTCGAAGGCCTCGGCTGGCTCACCCAGGTTCAGCACCATCTGCTCGGCCTGTTCCCCGGGCATCGCGGTTTGCATCCACTCACGCGCAAGGTCTGGGGCCAAAACCACTGGCCTGCGGTCGTGCACATCCACCATTCCGCCCTGGGCATCGGCCGTAATGATGACGAACCCATCATGCTCGCTGCCAGCGAACTGGCCGATGCTGGCGCAAAGGGAAGGGCGCCCGTCCCGGCGTCGGATGTAGTACGGCTGTTTCTTCGGTCCGCCTTCATCGACCCATTCATACCAGCCGTCGATCGGCGTTATGCCTCGGTGCGGCCAGATCGCCCGGAAGAAGGGGCCGTGTGCCACCTTTTCGACCCTGGCGTTGATCGGCGCGGCACGGTCGGTCGCCCAATGCGGCCGCCAGCCCCATCTCACCAGGTCCGCCCGCGGGCCTGCTTCATCCACTCGCAGCACTGCCACCGGCGTGGTCGGCGCAACGTTGTACCGGCCAAGTGGCTGGTCGCCGACGTTGTTCCGCCAGGCCTCTGGCAGGCTCAGGGTTTCGACAAAGTCGTGTATGCCTCGGTACTGACTCAATCTTCCACACAT